CTGGGTGTCCTTACATGATAGTGCCCGTAGGATCCCCGTACGATTTCTGGTGCGGCAAAGATGGTAAGCCGTCTACTAAAGAATTTTCTGAGTAATGTAAAGGAATACATCATGGATGATATGCGTCCGGGTTTTAATTTAGAATGCAAAGCTGTATATGGATTTACTATGCGAGTTTATCTGGAAATACGCGCTAAAAAGATGGCTAAGAAAAGATGGGGTTTTAGACCTAACCGTAGCCCCATTAGACCCTCAAACTTGTTATTTTCCGGCCATAACAACTGCAGCCTATTATCTAACATTTGGGATAATATCATACAAGCATACGAAGATGTATACCCTTCTTTAGATGATGAAAAGAGTAGAGACTGTGAATAAGCAAATTTCTAAAGTAATATTTGACGAAATAATAGGGGGTTTCTGTATTAGAGTTCGTTTAAAGAAACCTAGAAAAAAAGAAAATAAAGTTTTTCACACGATTTTTTATTTTTATTACGACGAGGATTTTTGGCCTTCCGGCTATAAGCTTCGCGAATACAAGTCTTCTGTTTTAGGTTTAACCCTAGAGGAAGTTGACTTTTTGCGGTTTAGTGATGAATGGGATCAATACATACACGATTTTGAATAAGGAAAAGACATGGAAGAAAAACTTGAAAGTTTCCGTATAATTATGGTAGGTCCTCACGACGACGTTGAGAGCGCTAATTATCGAGATGTAGACGAACTGGTAAAGAATCTAAACGATTCAGAGGCTTTGAACGGCTTATGCGAAAGCTCATCTGCCAGTCTAGGGGTTATAAGCCTGATAGGCGTAAACCCAACTACGAAGGTATCTGCAGAAGATATCTACAAAATTATTTTAGCGGAGGACGAAATAGTTATGACTCCTTTAAACAATGATTACGTGGCTATTCACGTAGACGATTTCTTCAAGGACTCATATAGAAACAAAGTAGCTGACTACATATACGCTCACTACACTGGAGCGCCAGTTGGGGCGAGGGGTCCTATACTTATAGTGCCTAGTGGCACTCATCGAGATAAGAGCCTTTCATCAGACGATGTACACGAACTTTTGACGAGTGTGTTTTCCAGCTCTTTTGAGATAGCTTCAGTTGATGTAACTAAGCAAAAAAAGGGCATACCTAGATTTTCGGATAACTAATGAAATATTCTTTTACTAAAGCCTGCCTATACCGGCAGGCTTTAAAATCTAAGTTGAAAGGAGGAGTTCCGTACGCAAACTGCGGAACTCTGATTTCAGCTTACTTAGTAAGAATGTTGACTCAATTTAAACTAGCGTTGATTTCTTATCCTAAGCTTAGAAAAGTTTTTTCACCTATATATAACGACATGTACAATTGCCCTGTTCCTAGTTACGTTAGCAAACTAGAAAATACTAAGAAAAAAGGAGTTTATTACCGGCCCTGTAGCCGAAGGAGGTTTTGTCCATATTGTTGGACAAAATCTTCTTGCTTATCTTTGAAGGCGTCTTTATCTAGCGCTATTGGTAAATCCTTTTTGCCAGGTTACTCTTTGTATTATACTCAAGATGTTATAAGAGTACCTGATGAGGTTTCGTTACTGGATTTAAAGAATACAGGAATGGGAATGTTTAAGAAATACAGGCCATCTTATTTGAAGAAGAATAAAGTATTAGGTTTATCCGAATGCCTTGTTGCTTACAAAAATAAGAAAATTTCAAGCTACGTTTTCATTTTACGTAGAATAGTTTACTGTCATAGCAGCTCTGTTTTAGCTGTAGGGCAGAGGTCAAATAGGAAGTATGGTAGACCAAGCCTACTATTCTGTTCATTTCCTATTGGCATGATACTGCAGAGTCCGGTAGCATCCATGAAATTAGCTTGGGCTTTTATGGGTCGAAAGCTTACAAGAAAATTTGGAACTTTTTAAGGGCTTCACTATGGAGATCGACGCTAAGCATAGAAATTATGTTGTAATGGTGCCCCCATGCACCTCTAACTTACCTGACGTTATACCTAAGTTTCCAGTCGGCTACGATAGCTACAATTACGGGCAGATGTCTGAAGTCTTAGCTATTTTTAATACTAGATGGATTTCTGCAGGTAATCCTGTTGGTAGAGAGCCTTACGCTTTATCTTCTTCTAAGGTTGGGTGTATAGATCCTAGCCCTATTATGTTTACCTCGGAAAAAATATGTTCGGCGTTAGCTAGTTCAAAATACATCGAATCTATAGAGAAAGAAAACCATAACATATTTAAAATTAACGATTTAGATGACGCAGACGACGTCGACTCTGACGCTGTCAGCACACCCAATTTTTTAACATTTAGAGGTGACCCTGATGTCAAGAAGGGAAAGAGACGAAGGGCGTAAAATTAGAAGGTCTAGCGGATTGAGCATGGCTTGCCTTAAATGTTCAAAGATTTTTAAATCAATAGACCGATGTAGGAACAGGATATGCTTACCTTGCTCTAGGGCTAACGCTAAAGAAGAAAACGTACGCATATATCGTGCTTCTGGGGGACACGATATATGCGAATAGACTATTAATACATATCATATACACTTTTGTAGGGAGTCATCATGTCTAAACTTACGGAAGGCATTAAAGTTACGGGAACGCCTGTAGCCCTTATAGCATCCGATTGGCACATGCAGCTAGCTGCATGGAAAAAATTTCCAGAGGTAAAAAGAGATGCTGAGTACTCACTAGAGCAGATAGTAGATTGCGCTATAGAGATAGGCGTTCCTTTAATAGCTCCTGGTGATTTATTTGATTGCAAGTTACCCTGCTCTTACAGCGTGGGAGTTGTAAAGAATCAAATGGAGAGGATGCGGAATAACAAGCTAGCCGTGTATTACGTGCAAGGTCAGCACGAGATGAGCAGCCCTACATGGATGAGCTTGTTTGATGGTTGTATAAACGTCCATGATTCAGAGTTCCATATTGGGGGCATTGGATTTTTTGGTTACGATTATTTTTTACCTAAATCAGTACAAGATTCTTACATGCGATTTAAAAAATCAGATGTGCTTATAACTCATCAAGTGTGGGAGGAGCTGCTACCTTTAAACGGTCAGGAGTTTTGCTGTTCATACAATTTGATTAACAGTCGAGTAGGGTACAGCGCTATAGTTAGTGGGGACTTTCATTCTCACTTTTTAGAAAAGATAGGTGATGCGCAGTTCGTATCTCCTGGGAGTATATGTTTACAAGACTTAAACGAGCCTCCAAAAAAAGCGGCTTGGCTTCTGTGTAACGATATGAGCTTTACTTCTATACCTTATGCAACAAGGGAGCTTATATCTTCTACCATAATAACGGAAGACGATTTGGCAAAAGTTCTAAAGTCTATAGAAAGTATTAAAGATTCTAACATGCCATATGGAATAGGTAGACCCTTATTAAAGATAAGGTTCTCTACTAAGGTAGAAGGCGTTTACGACTCTATAACAGAGGCCTGTAAAGGAGTAGCCTATGTTGATTTTAAACAGCAGGTTGAGGACGCTCAGATTATGGAGATATCTTTAAAAGAAGACGAAGGGCGACCTGTGCGCGCCGACGACTTATTTAAGGAGGCTGTACTCTCTATGCCAAGTCTGACCGAAAGAACTAGGCATGACTTGTTTAGACTGTGGAACGCAAGATCTTCTTCAGACCTTAAAGAAGAGATAGATAGTATTATTGGCGAAGTAAAAAAAGAACTAACAAGTTCGTAAATGTAAAGGGGTTAATTAATGCGGTTAATATCAATGTCTCTTAGAAATTTCTGTCAGCATTCTAAATTAGATTTAAATTTTCCTTCAGGTATTCTGGCTATAGGAGGTCCTAACGGTGCGGGTAAGTCTAATTGTGTAAAGGCTATTTTTGCAGCCTTGACTGGAATCTTTGGTAGGAATGATGGAGTTATAACTGACAACATAAACTCCGGTTGTGGGGAGAAAGAAGAAAGCTATATTTCTCTTACTTTTTCAGTAGGTGAGACTGTAGCAGTTATTACTAGAAATCTTAGGCCTAATAAAAGATCACTTGTTCTAAACGGGGGCGATCCTATCACTTCTATGAAAGAAGTTAACGCTACGGTAGAGGGGCTTATCGGTGTTAGGCTCGAGATACTATCAGACTATATATTTGTAGATCAGTTGAAGATGCTCGGCGTTTTTGACTTAGCTAAATCAGAAAAGTTTCAACATCTTCAAACTTTATACGGTTTAGAGAAGTCGGAAACTTGCTACGAAGAGTTAAATAAGAAATCTCTAGGAATAGAAGTGTTCAAGCCATCAGAGACTCTTGAGTCAATATCTGTTCAGCTTGAAGAAAAGAAACGGGATTTGGCTGAAGCTAAAATAGCTATGGCTGCCAATAGTCATCTAAATCTTGACGACTCTTATGTTAAGACTAGGCTTTCTTTAACGATTTCTAAAAAGCACGGTAAAAATATAATAAAATCTAATATAGGAAAGATAAGAGAACTAGAGCCTCAGATAGAAGAGCTTAAAAAAATTATAGCTAATTTATCTGAAAGCAGAGAAGATCTTCTTAAGTCTTTTCCTGATTCTATTAATCTAGAAGAGCTTACTAGAATAAAAAAAGAATGGGAGACTATAGACAACTTTGACAAAGTTAGGGCAGAAAACTTAAAAGAACGAGATATTATAGAAGCTCAGATAGTATCTTTGGGATCTCCTCCCGATAAAGAAATTAATTATATGTCGTCTGACGGTGTTGATTTTTCTAACCTGAGTATTCTTTTGGGCACAGTGTCTTCTAAGGAGGAAAATTTAGAGAAGCTTTTATCTAAAAAAGAATGCCCCGTGTGTGGATCTACTGGCGATATTCTTATTAAAGCTATGCATGATATAAGCGTATCGATACAGGAGATTAAGCCTAAGTTAAACTCTATGAAGATGGCGTGGGATAAAAGCAGAGCTTTTGACAAAGCTCTGTACAAGTACGAATCGGAGGCATCGTCTATACAGAGCAGACTTCAAAAGGTTAATTTTAATTTAAGCATACAAAGGCCAGAAGTTCCTAGAATAGATAAGATAGACGTTTTTGGTGCTATAGATAAGTACCATTCGTTTAGAAAATCTATTGCAGATATCGATGCTTCTATTCTTAGAAGTACTGCGGAACTCAACAGAAGCGAGTCATCTAAAAGCACAATGGCCGCTCAGGTATCTGAAGCTTCTACTTTTTGTGATATGCTAGAAGACTACGAAAGCCAAGAAGCTTTGTTAAATGCTGAAATGAATAGTATTCATAAGAACAAAGAAATTAAAATACGCATCGAAGAGAAAATAAAATCTTTAGAAGATCAGGTATTTTATCTTTGTGGCAGGCATGACAAGATAAAAGCGGATATGGAAGAGTCGTCTGTAAACAGTATGGTTAGGTTACATCTAGACGATCTTAAGAGTATCATGCACAGAGATAACTTACCTAAACATCTTACAGTTAATTATCTAAGGAGTACTGTAAAAAAACTTAATGGTTATTTAGATGATTTCAGTGTTAAGTTCAGTATTATGGTAGATGATGATTTAACTTTTTGGGCAACTCTGAGTGACGGTACTGTAATAGCAGCTTCGCGGCTTTCCGGAGGAGAAAAAGTAGTATTGTCTTTGGCATTTAGGCTAGCCGTTCAGTCTGACTTGAACGGTATAAATTTGCTAGTTCTAGATGAGCCTACTGTGTGCTTAGACGATGATAACATAGCTTGTTTAGAGAAGGCTTTTGATAGGCTTCGCGCTATGTCAAAGTCTTCAGGCCTTCAGGTTATAGTAGTAAGCCATGAGAGCGCTATTGAAAGAATGTGTGATCACACCTTTACATTAAACAGGTAAATTATGACTTACCCTGAGTCTAAAATATGTAAGCTTACTATGGATCATGCCGATAAGGTTTGGTCTGTCATGGGAGATACTACGCCTATATGTACTAATTTGACTATAGAAGAATACTTGCCCACTATGCTAAAATCTAAAAAATTTTACGGTAGGGTAAGAGTTTTAGGTAGTCACTTAAACGCTAAACTAATATCTGACTTGTACTCTTTAGGGGTATCTCGTCAGATAGATAGTTTAGAGATAGGCAAGCCGGATAGAATTTTTAGATTGTCCCCAGAAGAATCCTTGTTAAAGATGCGTACGTTAGATTTACCTTCTTACATGGGTGGTTGGCACGCCGCTAATACTCAAGATCAGATATCTTATAACGTAGCTTACTTGTTGCAAATTGATCCTAGCAGCTTAGAAGCTATTTCTTTAATGAAGCAGCATCCTTTATGGGAGTATGCTACTTTTGTACACGGAATAGATGAAGCTTCTTTCGTTCACGTTTTCTCTTACATATTAGATCCTCGTTGGTTTATCGATACTGATAGACCATACAGGCTTTCTAGAATGTATTCTTGGCTGGGTTTAATGAATGGAACGCAGTCGGAGGAGAAGATAAAAAGAAAAGAAAAAGTTTACAGCTGCTGGGCATCTAGTACGGCAATATCTGAAGGAAATGATAAAAAGAAAAAATGGGATATAGCTGAAGAGGCTAATAAGTTATTTCCAAATAAACAAGAATGGCATATGCTTCTGAGATCTTCTCAGCTTTTTATCCGGTATATCCGTACAGCTTGGCTAGATTGTTTTTACTCTTACCCAAATCCTTGGATGGAAAGAATATTAGATCCAGACTTGTTTTTTAAATCAGAAGACAGTTCTTTAAAGTTTAAATGTCATAAGCTTAAGTAAGTTTAATATTAAATTTATTTTATATTTTAACTTACTACTGCTTAACGCCTTACGGGTTAACGTAAGTTATTTTAACAATAACAGTTTGACTGTGGCCTAACTGACAAATACAATCTGCTTACAAGACCTACTGATCAATCTACATTCTTCCATTTACGTAATGGGTGCATACATTTTCATGATTACTGGAGTAATATTTTGAATTTTACTTTTACTTTGCAAGATCATTTTCTACGAGTAGCTTTAACCGATGGTTCACCTATTCCAGAAAACATAGTTAAAAAAATAGAATCTAAGTTGTCTTACTTGCATACAACTTTTAATCATCTATCTTCGTCTTTTGGAGGAGGATCATTTGTTTCAGAGATGCGTAAGTTATTTGCCCGTGACGCTAATAACGGAATTAATTGTCCTAAGGGGTTTTACCCTTCAATCAAAGCATGTGTCGAATCAATGGGGGGTGTTGTATCTGTTACGGACTTAGACGCTGATTATTACAACGGAAAGACTTTTGAGGTAGATATAAATAAGCTAGACGGTCGACTAACTTTAAGAGATAGGCAAGACGAGTGCTTAGCTTCTATATTGTCAAGCCGTGGCGGCATGGTTGTAGGGCCTACTGGATTTGGAAAATCTTTTATGTTTTCGGCAATATGTTTAGTTTACCCAAACGCAAAAATACATGTGATAACTAAAAGAGTTGACGTTATGCGTAGAATTCATTCTGGGTTATCTAAGTACATTCCTAACATTGGAGTAATTGGAGCGGGTAAAAAGACTTGGAGCAGGGTTACCGTGATCACTGCAGACAGCATGCATAAGATTGGCCATTACGGAGAAAGTGCAGCAGACATAGTTTTGTATGACGAGGCACACGAAGCGGCTGCTCCTACTTACGCCGACATGCTAACTAGGTACACTAAAGCAAAAAGATTTGGGTTTACAGCATCGCCGGATGGTAGAGCGGATGGTGCTCACTTTATACTTGAAGGCCTGTTTGGTCCAAACATATTTGAGCTGTCTTACGCTGACGCTGTTAAGGTGGATCTTATAGTTCCTATAAAAGTAGAGTGGATAACTGTAAATTCCACTAGCGGAAATTCTTGTAGTGGAATGTCGGGAGTTCCCAAGGAGAGATGGGGTATATGGAGAAATGACGATAGGAATGAAGCCATAGCAAAAAAAGCAAATCAGTATGGTAAAGATGAGCAGGTTCTTATTATGGTTAAATCTATAGAACACGCGGTTTATCTTAAGCAGCACCTTCCTGATTTTTTAATATGTTATGACAGTATGGACCAGCACGATTACGATAACTACGTAGCAAAAGGTTTTATTGACCCAGAGACTTGCCCTATTATGAATCCTGCTAGACGAGAGGATATGCGAGTTGGTTTTGAAAAGGGCATTATAAAGAAAGTTATAAGCACTGACGTTTGGAGTACAGGCGTTGACTTTGCACAGCTAGGCGTGTTGATAAGAGCAGATGCTAGAGCTAGTAAAATTGTGGATATACAAGCGCCTGGTAGGGTATCTAGGAAACATGAGGAGTCTGGTAAATCTTACGGATTAGTAATAGACGTAATGGACAATTTTGACCACACGTTTATGAACAGAAGCAGAAGTAGAAAGCTAAGCTATAAAAAAATAGGTTGGCAAGATATAACTGCTTACGAGAATATTTCAGCGCCTTACTTTGTTAATCCTAGTGATGACTCTTTTGACATACTTGGGTCAGACTTTGAGTAGTTATTTCAGTTCTAATATGAGAGCAAAAGAAGCTAGACGTGTGTACTGTTGTCACATGAAAAAATTTTTACGCACTAGGAACAGGGCAGCGTCTAGCTATGGTGATAAGGTAATCCCTAATTATGATGGAACTTCTACTGGGAGGCCTAGGCCAAACGAAGCAATTATTCATAGAAAGGGTAGGGAGTATAAAGAGGTATGGCCCAAAATAGAAGAGTGCGCAAAGAATAGCGGTCTTAGTATTGTAGAACTTATAAGGTCACAATTTGAGGCTTCTATAGAAGGGCCTCCTTCTGCTACTTCTTGTTATGGCCCTAGGGCTATTAGCATGGCTATGTCTAGAAGAGACGCATCTAGGCAAGAAACACACAGCTTGCTTTTGTCTTACAGAAAAGTATTAGATAATGAAACCATGTTGTTTTTTAATCTAATTAAGTCTAATCAGCTATTTTCTGATCTCGTAAATTTGTGTGCGGTGTCTTCTGTTTTTAAGGTTAACTCTATTATGTCTAGGTCTTTAGATATTAAAATTTCTGAGCATTTAAGGTATGAAGCCGAGAGAGACTATTTGCTAAAGCCTGACGTATATAACGATTCTTGGGGTTCATTTATAAATCCCACATTTAAGGAAGATTGTTTTATGAGTTTATCAAAAGAGAGAAGAAGTTTAGGTATAAACACAAATTTGTTAATATTGTAAGAGGCTACTATGACACCTAAAGAAAAAATATCGGTAGTTGACACAGTATATAGACTTGATCGTTCTTCTATAGATTTCATGATAAAGCACATGGTATCTGATCGTATTATTTTATCTGAAAGCATAGATCACGTTTTAGAAGATTATTTTAATTTTGATGAAAGAGCTTACAGGATAATACTTAAAAGCATAAAAATTCTAAAATCATTTTTTGCAAATGAGGACTTTACCAAAGAAAGCATAGGCGTAGTTATCTCAGATAACGACGAAGTGAGGTCTAGTATTTTAGATGGGTCTTCTGATTTAAAGGACGAAATATTATCTATTGTTAATGATGCTTTTGCCTTTACTTCGGATGACATAGAAAAGAACAGGGCTATGTGCCGCACTATTTTAAGAAGGTTCTTAAGTGAAAGAGGTATTAGCGATAAGCTCTATAATCAAATTATATCTTCTGCAAAAACTCATTCGGTTATAGGCGATCCCGAGGAATTGTTAAACACTTATCAAAATACGTTTACTTCAATTCAGTCTCTTCAAACATCGGCCATGTGCGAAATAATGCCAGCCGGGTGGGCACCGACAGTAAAGATGGGTGACCCTCTAGGCATACCTTTTATAGATCAGTTTGTAACTGGCGGTGTTTCTCCTGGAGAAACATTTGGAATAATAGGAGGTTTTGGCTCAGGTAAGACTTGGATGGGTATTCAGTTTTTAGCAAATTTCTGCGTTAGCGAACATGCTAAGAAACTAAAGTGTTTACGTGATGGCGTTCCTTACAAACAAAAAGTAGCTATATATGCTAACTACGAAGGTAACACCGATACTATTCGTTATAGGCTTATGGCTATGTTAGCTAAGATGCCTACTAATACGGTAAAGGATTTCTTGTCTCAAAGAGTTGCTCTTTCTACTTCATCAAATTTAAATGAATATGAAATGAAAAGATATGCTAGGGTAGTTAATGACGAGCTTCGCCTTCCTGAAGTAGTAAGGTATGCAAATGCTTTAGAGATGGCTAATACCTACGCTAGAATTTTAGACATGTCGGGTTCCGGTAATACAGGTTTGGGTAGCGGGTATATTCCAGAGATGGTTTCCCAGATACACAAATTCGTTAACTCTACTAACCATGACATAGGTTTAGTTGTAACTGATTACGCTAAGCTTATTGCAGACAGGCACTTGTATCATAAGGGTATAGACATGGTGCACTTACGCCATTATATAAAAAGAATACCCGAGATGTTATCTATACAAGTAGGTATGAAGTACAACTGCACGGTAGTCATATTGCATCAGCTAAGCGGTGCAGCAAATGATATAAAACCAGGTAAACCTTTACATCATTCTGACTCTGCAGAGAGTAAGGATTTTGTTGAAAATCTCCATCGTAATTTTATGATAGGGGCGGTTCACCCAACATTCGGAGTACAGAGATTTCAAGCTACTAAGTTGCGGGACGATGAAAGGCCTTCAATTATGCATTCGGTCATACGTCTTGATAGGGACAGCAGCTCGTTCGTTTCAGACTCGGATTACGTTATAGACGAGTACGACGGATTTGCTCCAGCCAGTGTAGCCCGTAGAGGGTTAGGGGCTCCCGGATCGGGGGAAGACCCTTTTAGATAAATATAAGGAAAGGCGGAATAAATGGGACAGTTCTTAGAAGAGGGGGATGTACTATGCCCCGATCTATACTTCAGGCTAAGGAGGCATTTCGGAAAAGTTCGTGTTAGTAATAGAGGAGAAGGGCTAGTCATGTCTCCAGGGGCAATGGGAGGAAAGCCTAGGGTAGTATCTAGCGGCGAGCATTACAGCGTATGTTGCCCTTGGTGTGGTGACACTAGATACCGATTGTTTATTAACCATCGCTGGTTTGAATATAGGTACATGGCTAATTGCTTTAATGAAACCTGCTGCACCAAAGGGGACAGCGGTAAACATAGATTAAATCAGTTATACTTGTGGCTGTTCAACACTTCGGCAATGGTGTCTTTAACGGTTCGATCATCTAAGATAAACTTAGACGATTACGCTCCCTCACTTGAATTTGTGCCTCCTGAAGGATGTGTATCGTTGTCTTCTCTTCCAGAGGACCACGAAGCAATACTATATATAAAATCTAGGGGGTATAACCCTAGTGTTGTAGAAAAGTATTTGGGGGTTGGTTGGATATCTGAAGAAGCAGTTCCGCTGTTAAGGAGCAGGCTGTACATTCCAGCGTACAGCGGTAATAAGCTATTAGGGTATCAGGCTAGAGTGATATCAGAAAAATCTGTAAGTAAGCAGAAATACATAAATCCACCGGGAATGAAGAAATCAAAAATTATTTATAATTTAGACAACGCTTCTGCTCAAAATTTAGTAGTCATATGTGAAGGACCTATTGATGTGTGGTCTATAGGTCCCGCCGGCGTTGCAATTTTTGGAAGCGACTGCAGCTATAGGCAGCTTTCTATAATAGGCGAAAACTTTAACGGAAAGGATATAGCCGTAGCTCTAGACGGCGACGCTTCTTACAAGGCGGACGCTTTAGTAGAAAGCATACGAGGGGCTGCCACAAGATCCCACGTATTTAAAGTACCTATGGCAGTAGGAGAAGATCCTGGAGATCTGCGCTTAGAGTTGTGGAGACGAATAGAAAATTGTCTAGTTGAAGGGGGAAAGAATATTGATCCCCAAACACTTAAGGAGTGGCCCAGTGAATAACTCGGAGTTTAGAGCCGCTTGTACTAAAAATAATTTTTTAATTTTTAAGGAGAATAATGAAAAGCACGGCCCCCTTTCAAATTGGCCTTTTGTATTTCCTTCTGACCCGTCTTTAGGAATAAAAAAAGCAGCAGAGTTTTATCAGTGTGCTCAATTGCTAGCTGATGGTGCAGACGATAAAGAAATAGACTTATGGTATGACTTTCTCCACATGCGGGCTTTGTACGATACTAATTTTGTATTGCCCATATCTAACGGTGGAATTATATCAGAAGCAGTTTTTGTACCTGGATGCGGATGGATGGACTCATGTAGGGTAGGTCCTTTCCGTAAATTTAAGTATATGATTGTAGGCAAAGAGCCAAGCAACTTTGATTTTTCTAGTAAGAGAGCTAATCTGGGTATTAGCGCAAACTTGCTCGGAGATGAGCTAGAGTCTAAAGGGTTATCTAAATCTGATTTTTATATAACCTATGTTGTTAAGCATCAAAACTTAAATCTAGTCGGTGCTACTTTAAAGTCTTCTTGGATTAATAACTGTAACGCGCTTTTACGTGCTGAGATAATATTAACAAGGCCAGAGGTTATTCTTACTTTAGGCGACGAAGCGCTTAAAGCTTTGGCGGGTAGAGATGCAAGACTATCCGACTCTTCTGGAAAAGTGTTTACTTTAGATATACCTTTACCCGAAGGAGGAGTACATAGTGTAAAGATTGTATCGTGCGTAAGTCCAGCTTTTGTAAGGAGATACCCTCAAAACTTAGAAAGATTTAAAAAATCAATTTCTCATTTCTCTTTGGTATGTAATGGCGTTTCTATAGAAACTACAGAAAAGGACATACTTCATTTCTCTATAGATTCGGCTAGCGATCTTTTGCGAGTACGGGACGACATCATGAAAGATGCAAACCCAGTAATTGCAGTTGATCTAGAATGGCAGGGAGAGTGGCCTGGGCACAAGTCTTCGTACGTGAGAACGGTTCAGATATCTTGGAAGCCTAAGGTAGCTTGCTGCATCATGGTGAATAAAGCTGGAGGAGGTTTTATCTTTAAAGAGGATGTAGCTTCTTTAGCGGAATCTCTTAACGCCGTATTTAAACCAAAAGACGGAAGGCACGTTAGAGTAGTAGGTCATTATCTAACCTCAGATCTTCCTTGGCTAAAGTCTTTGGGTGTAGATCTGTTTGACTCATTCAATACGACGTCCGATAGCGGTGTTCCTATGGATGAGGTATCAAGTAAAACGCATGGGGGGTTCGATACACTTTTAGCAGCTCACGCTGTAGATGAGACTGGTGTGTTTAACTTAGAAGACCAAGCTGTAACTTATTGCAATGTACCTAGATGGGAGCATCCTTTATCTGATTGGAAAAAGGAATTCTGCAGGGACAACGGAATGAAAAGCTCAGAGCTTGGTGGGTATGGTATGTGCCCTGACGACATTCTAGTACCGTACGGGTGCTATGACGCAGATGCTACTAGGAGGCTTTACGATTACTACAACGGTGTAGGTGATAAGGATGGCGCCTTAGATTCAGACCTTCACGGAAATAGTTCTAGGAAAGCTTACTGGCTATCTATGAGAGCATATCCAGCATTCATAGAAATGAGAAATACAGGCATAAGTATAGATAAGGAAAGGGTTTACAGTCTAACCGCTCTATACATGAAAGTTTACAACGCTTTGTTATTTAAATTAAGGGTTGCTATAAAATGGCCTGAGTTCAATCCGTCTAGCCCGTACCATAAGAGAGAACTTCTGTTTGGAGAAGAGCTTTCCGGAAAGAGAGACTCCAAAGGTGTAGCAGAAAGGATGAGGCCAGAAGGCGCAATTTCCTTGGGACTAGATCCTTACAAGAGCACGGGGTCAGGGGCAAAGGGAAAACTGTGGGAAGAGATAGTAGCGTCAGAAAAATCTCACTTGTACTCTGCGTCAACTGATAGGGAGTCTCTAACTATATTAGCGGAGACAAGCCCTATTGCCTGCATGCTAAAGGATGTTAGATCTCTGTATCATCTGTGTACGACGGTACTTAGGCCACCAGAGTGTGACGACGAAGGTAACGATAAGACAGATTCGGATGGAGACGTGGTATACGATAAAGGTCTTCTTTCCTACATCCACTACGATGGAAAGATAAGATCTATGTTTAGTCAGACTAAGGAAACTGGTCGGGCTTCTAGCTCCAATCCTAATATGCAAAACTTAGGTAAGACAATCGAAGATAAGTATAAAGCTATATTCCTATCTCACGGGGACGAGCTAGGAGTATCCTATACTTACCCGCTTCGATCTGTAGTGTCTCCTAGCCCAGGCTGTGTTCTAGTAGAAGCAGATTATACCGGAGCCGAGCTGGCTATTATGGCTTGGCAGTCTGGGGACATGAACATGATTGATCATGTTCGTCGCGCTAATCTTCCGGAAGATCATCCGGAGTATTACGACATTCATAGCAATGTCGCAGTTAACACTTTTAAATTAACATGTCCGCCTACAAAGAAAGGATTGAAAGATGCGGGCAAGGGAGGATTGCGGACAGCAGCTAAAGCTGTTGTTTTTGGCTACGCTTATGGGCAGGGAGCTGCGTCAACTGCTAGAAGGGCTAAACAGGAGGGGGTTATAATATCTATAGGAGAAGCTCAGTCTCTAATAGACGGATTAGTAACTATGTACCCAGGTTTGCCTATATATTTCAATGAGTGCAGGGCTAGGGTTACAGCAGCAGGTTGGATTAAAAATTCATTCGGAAGATATCGTAGGTTTGCTAAAACTGATGATAGGCTGGCCGTATCGGAATACGAAAGGCAGGCCATGAATTTCCCTATTCAGTCCTCTGTGGCTGACGCGGTTTCTTGCGCTTTAGGAAATATAAAGGAGTACAGAGCGAATAACAATGTGGAGTATAACATCATACTTCAGATTCATGACGCAGTAATATTAGAAGTGCCTTATAGATTTGTGGAAGACGTTGTTGATAATGTCTTGCCAATCTGTATGAGTGACAAGGTCGATATACGATCTTGTAACTTGGATGGTACGCCAAGGGGCGGAAAAAGTGGTCCTTTTCATCTAGGTATAGCGACAGAAGTATTTACCAAATGGTCGATACCGCTTACTAAGGAGGACTGCAAGGTTATGGGCATACCTGAGAGGTTTGCCCAGCATTAGGAGTTTGATATGTCAGAGATTCGTAGTAATTATGGCGCAGCAGTTCACGACATAACCCTGACTAATGGAGTCAAGGTTTCATTAGTTGAAACGGATGGCGCTATATATTTAGAAATGCATGATTTAGAGCCTATTACTTTTGCAAAAATATCTAGTAGAGGAATAGCCAATTACTCGACTGGACTTACTGAAGATCAGCTAGATAGACTTCTTTATAATAGTGCTATTAGCGCTAGCTAGATGACAGGTTCAAGCTATTATGATCCCTAAAGCAATTTAGGGATCATATTTTTAATTAACCAGTAAAATTAAAAAGAGAAATAAAATGGAAAAAAATAGTGTCGAGTCTTGGTTAACCATTATAAAAGTTGCTATTGACCCGGACTCTCCGTTTAATGGTTTAGTCGATTTACGAGAGATTTTCAATTTACCACTTTCAACACAGCATAAAATACACGATGCCATGACTGAAGACGAGCGGGCACAGCTTGCTTTAGTCTATGGCTCTGCAAAAGGAGAAGTAGCATGAAGTTTGTTTGCGAGATAGACATGACGAATGCGGCGTTTGAAGATTCAGAGGAATTGATAAGAATACTTAAGGAGCAGGTTATTAAAAAGTTAGAAGGGAGTAATACTGGCAATCGTCTTAAGGATTCTAACGGAAATTTCGTAGGGCAGTGGGCTTTTCATTTCACTAAAGAGAATAGCCATGACTAAAGAAATAGCACCAAAGGTTATAAAAAGCAAAGAAGATAAAAAAATAGATAGAAAAATTATAAAGGATTTAAAATTATTTAATACGCTAAAGAAAATGCTAATGGCGGGCAATGCCCTTGTTAATGCTCGTAAAGTTAGAATAGGGGATACTACAAGTAGAGACATAGGCTTATATTTAATAGCCCATGTTGCTTCTGTATCTACCGTCCATATGATGAGTATGGCAATAAAAGAAACTAAGGATAAATAAAAGGGGATAACGTGAAAGGGTTACCGAGCCTTTCACGTTGGTTTGGGAGCCCTTGGTGAGATAAGGGCAGCCCGTAGATAGGTTCTACGGGCATCCCAGAAATTTAAATAAAGGCAAAACATGGCTAAGAAGATTAAATATAAATGCCCTAAGTGCGAAAGGATAGTTAATAAGTTTCACCATTTAGCATCTTACGCAGACAGACTCTGTTCCAAGTGTCTCGATGCGCATGTAAAAAAGGAGTTATTAGTGGAGAAATCTATATGGGGGGTAAATGAACATATTCGTTTTGTCAGAAGACGTCAAGGAAGCAGCTGAGTGGCATGTAGATAGGCATGTAGTAAAGATGCCACTGGAGACAGCGCAAATGCTGTGCACAGCGCTGTCCATAAATGGTCACATCGATGTGGAGTATAAGCCAGCTTTCTTTAAGCACCCTTGCACTGTATGGGCAGCTGCAACTAGAGCTAATTTTGAATGGTTATGTAACCTAGGAATAGAGCTATGTTCTGAGTACACTTACCGGTACGAGAGGGAACACGCTTCAGAAAAGGTAATTCGTAATTGCTATCGAAAATATTACAAAGTACCGGCAGGAGCATTTACCAGCTTTGCTCAAGCTATGCCAATCGAATATAGGGACGAGTGTGCGGTTAAAGCGTATAGGATGTACTACGTTAAAGATAAAGGTCATTTAGCATTTTGGAAAAAAAGGGATAAGCCTTGTTGGTTCTTGTAAAAAAGGAGTTAGTTATGGAAGAATCTACATGTAAGTTTTGCAAAGCAAATACCTTGTTTAATAAAGTCACTGACAGAATGTACGACTCTGATGGGGTTACATTTCACGTAGACTCGTGCCCTACTGCCAAAGAGCATTATAAAAAGGAGGCGCTAGAAAGGGATGCTCGAAAAAGGAGCAGGAGACTATCAGAAGACTTGGATCCTCCTTCAAGATTACCTAAGCGCAAGAGGAGGTTTTCTAAGGAAGATAGTTACGAGCGCGGACTGTACGATGAAGAACATTTAGAAAATTTTGGGTTGAGGCCCAATGACAATAGTTACAACGCGGGTTGTAGTGATGATGTTTAGATCTATTATTTTTAATAAGGAATGATATATGAAAATAGCTAAAGTAGATTTAGCTCCAGGCGCAATGGAGATTCGTGCGGTTATTATGGACAGGACTAGCAGAGGATTAAAAACATCTGACTTTGACATAGTTAGAGAAACTAAGTATAAGTCAGCTACTGTAAGTGAATACAGAAGAAAGCTATGCAGGGCTGGTTTAATTAAAAGAGGCCCTTTCGTAATGGTAAGAGGCAAGAAAGAAAAAACGTGGGTTGAAAATGACACTATAGGTAATAGTTCTGTACCCATCTTGTCAAAAGACAAGCTAAAAATACTTACTTCTAAGGATACTGCTAAAATTGTTGGGGCTCTTAGAATTTATATTGATTCTTTAATCTCTATTTTAAAAGAATAAGGTAATTATGGACGAGTTCTACAAACAAGAAGAAATAGCAAAAGCCGCCTCCGGATCTATAGAGGCGGCAAAATTGTTAGCACCTATATTTAAAGAATTAGGCTTACATAGTTATCAAGATTTTTTAAAAGTAATACATGATCCAAAGTATAAAGATATAAAAGAAATTATCGATAAGATAAAATTTAACGTACATGATAAAAATGTAAGCAGAAAAGAATTCTCTAAAGAAGTAATTAAGCAACGTAATTTAAAAGAAAAAAGAGGAGAGGAGGCATGATAGCATTTTGCGGGTATAGCCGATCGGGCAAAGACACCGCGGCATTCATGTTTTCTAGAATAACTAAACTTAAGTACGCAGGTAGCCTATCGTGGTTACATAAAGAGATAGTGGCTAGTAAACTGGATATCCCAGATCAAACTGCGTGGGAGAATAGGCACATTAACAGAATGGAGTGGAGAAGAATTTTAGATGAGTATAAACAAGGGGATGATTCAAAGTTAGTTAAACGATCCCTAGAATTTAGTAAAATAGTTGTAGGAATAAGAAAATTTTCTGAGCTACAAGCCTCTATGGCAGAAGGGCTTATAAAAATATCAGTATGGATAGATAGGCCGGGTATTGAAATCGACCCAACTATCACATATACTTCTTCTAGCTGCACTCATGTGATTAGTAACTCTGGAAGCTTAAGTTATCTTAACAACCAGCTGGTACTATTAGCAGAGTCAGTGAATGGTCTAATGGTCTAATGGTCTAATGGTCTAATGGTTTTAAAAGTATTGGGGTTTCGGTGAATACAAATCTCGACGTCACTACAATAATACCATTAAAGACGGGTAGAACAGCAGCGTGCTGTTCCTTTACAATTATTGGAGGATAGTAGTTATGGCAAATTTTGGCGTTAGCATGCCCACAGACGGCAAGTCTGATTACAACCGCGGTGACCGAATTCTTAAGACAAACGCAGGTCTTATTAAAAGGCCTTCTTGGTCTAAAAGCGATCCTACGGTTATTAGGATATTCCCTTGCTCACAGGGCAATCAACCACAACCGACTAGATACTCTGACACGGAGTTTAGTCCTTGGTTCTACGCTTGTACGATGGTAAGTAGTTTTGGAAATCCGCCATCTACTTGGATAGCGAATGATCCGGAAGACAGATCGTACGACACCCGTACTAATCCAGCGGTTATGGTGTACGAGTTAGCTAACGCAGTGGCTAAGGGACCACCTAGCGGTATTAGAGGACCACAGGAGTGGGCGTTAACTTTGAGAGGTGGCGCGGGTAAATCTGCTTTGGTTAGCAAGCCTGACACGGCTTTATTAGTTAGGTGTGCTATTTATGAAAGCAAGGGTACTCCTAACTCAGTCCCTGATGGCTTGGCACCAAACCACCAACCGGTTTTTATGATGCTTAAAAAATCGGCATGGCAGTCTATGAATAGAGAGCTTTCTATTGTCAAGGAAAGTGGGACTCAGGGTTTAACTAACCCTAATGATAAATACGTAAGTGGCGATATAGTATCGCTTAACAATGGGGCATACGTTCTTTTCTTTGAGGTAGGAATGCCTCCTAGAGGATACGCTCCGGCTACTCCAGCGGCTGGTGGTTTCCCCACCGGAAAAAATAAGCCAATTGGCTACGATTGCATAATTAGCCCAACCTACAGAGGGGCTCCTGCTTCCTTTACGGATGCAGAGGCGGGCATAGTTATGAAAAAAATAGAATCGCCTATTAGGGATTGTTTAAACTTCCCTAGTGACGAAGAGCAAGTGCGGTATGTAGTAGACTCCTTAAAAGGAAGTCACGCAACTGCTGGTCTAGTAGTTCACGCTTTAAGAGACAGGTATGAAAGGTTTATTCCTGTTGAAGTGATGAATTACGGAAATGAATTTTTACGAAACAACGGCTTGATGGCTACGGCTGTATCTAATCCAGGTTTTGTATCGGCACCTCCCCCGATGCCCACTTGGAATAACGGCCCGCCGCAGGTATCTGATAGTGCAGCTTGGAACGCAAACCAAATTCCGCAGTATGCGTATCCTTCGCAGCCGCCTAGGCCAGTACCGGTTGCTCCTAATCCGGTTTCTAATTTGTCTGCAACACCAAATCTTCCTGACCCTAGGAGTTTAGTGGAAGGTGCAAAAAACACAGCAGATACTGGTATTGATTCTTCTGATTTTATGAGTAAGCTGGCAGAGTTGAGGGCTAAGAGTACCCCAGCTAAGGAATAGTCAATTTACTTTACCTTGGGTGTCTTTATTTTATAAAGGCACCCAAACTTAAAACAGGGAGAATCAAGAATGGCTAAGAAGAAATGGGATTCTGATATGAAAGTGTCACCTTGTGATTTTTTTAAATCTCAGAGCATAGCTGCACACAGTGAGCTCGGAAGGGACGATACTTTTATAGGAAAAGAATCTCAAAGAGTAATGATAGGTTTGCCATTAAAGGCTTTTAGTCTTAGATACCTATTTCAAAATACTTGTTTTCCTCTTAGTAGAATGACAGAGTTGTATGGGGCTCCTGAATCATGTAAGTCTGCCATGCTTTATGAAATGTTTAGATGGCACGTATCAGCAGGCGGCGGTTATCTTTTAAATCTAGCAGAACCGAGAGACAGTCCCGATCTACGATCCAGCATTATAGGGCACGAAGCGGACACAATATTCCCTACAGTTACATGTAACAGCGTAGAAGATTGGCAGCAGAGTATAACTGAGTGGCTTAAGAAAAGCAGAACTACGTTCTCCGAGTCTGGGTCATGTCCATTCCCTGCAGCTATAGGAGTCGACTCTATTACCGGAGTAACCACAAGAAGCGACATAACAGACATTTGGGAAAAGGGTCACGCGTCCATAGGGTATGCAAAATCTGCTAATATTATAAACACATATTGCAAATTTGTATTCTCAGAGCTTAGGGTTTGGCCTTACAGTTTTATAGGCGTTAACCATATGAAGGTTTCAAAAGATGCTAGGGGTTTTCTAGAAAGAAAAATACCTGGAGGCCAGGCTCTTGATTTTTATGCTACGTTTAAAATTAGGATGCATAAGAAAGGAGATATAGATAGGTTAGACGAATCAGGAAGACTTATAGAAATGACTATGGAAAAAAATAGTCTAGGTACTGCAGGTGAACGCAGATCTATAGACGTTCCTATGAAATGGAACTTTGCAGAAAACGGTGTTCAGGCTACATGGTGGGATTGGAATGAAGCTAGCCTGTCACTTATAAACGAGCTGACAGGTGTTAGGAAAAATCGAATACTCGAAGTAACTGGTATAAGGAATTTAAGTAAATCTACCAGAACAGGGGATTCTCCTAAACTTGGTTTAGTAAAAGCCTCTTGGTCTGAATTAGGTGCTGCAATAGAAGAGAACGAGGAGATGGTAAAAGAACTTAACGTCATACACGGCATTAGGGAAAGAAAAGCTTTTGAAGCAGGCGTACCTTACTCAGTCCAGATGGCGGATGCTAAGGACTCTTCAGATTTAGACGTTGAACTTCTTTAGTTATTATTTAATTTTGGGCCTAAGTGTAAAATGGATAGAGAAGATTTATTTAAAAATGTACCTTTAGGCATAAACTCGGATAAGCCCTCTATAGAGAGGGCTCTTCGAATGGTTATTAAAAAGTTTCCAGATGTAGGATCTTTTCCTCATATATCGTCTTTATGTAAAAGACAGACAGGTAGGGATAGGGTAACATTGTCTTGGTTTTCCGAAGAATTTACTAGTTTCCCATTAAACTTAACGTATCAAAGTATACCTTGGGTTAGGGATATGTGGAGCGGTCTGTACGGAGGGTTTAAGAAAACCGACTTGTACATTGCATGGCAAAAAGAAAAAAATAGTTTTGAAAACAAATCAAACAATGGAATTGAATGGCGCCCGTTGTGCTTAGTGTTTGAATGGCCTAAGTGGGGAATATGCTGTATGCACAATAAGGATGTAGACAACTCTGAGTCAAAAGATTTTATTAGAATACACAGGACTTTAGACAACGGCGAAAAATTTATAATAGAACCATTTGGGCAACTACTTGACGGCATATCCTGGTCTCCGTAGTTTATACTTAGGGTTTTAATCAAGTCTTATAGGAGTCATGTAAATGCTTAATGTAGATGTGTTTCTTTCTAATCAAAGTACTTTGCCGTTATCCGAAGGCGCCGAGGAGGGTAGCCCAGTAAGATGGATCGAGGCTTCCATTAAGTACACCGTATCGCCGCGGCACATCATTTCTGAAAATGACACAGTCAATAAGTATATACCCCATGAAGGTAAAGATAGGGAATGGTTTGAATATTTAAAGAACCTTAATCCAACTATACAAACTTTGGGCGAGGCTGTTTCCTGCACACTGTACAAAATAGTAGATGCTGTAAGACCTAGTGAAGTAAGTATGGCAGTTACCCTTAGTAATGATCCCGACGGTAATGGTTTTTGCACTAAGACCGTAAACCTTAATTGGGTTAAGGACTAGGTCCTAAGGTTTTAAGGGGTTTAGAAATGGCTGCTAATTTGCAAGGAAGTGGAGGGTTTAGTGGACTAGCTGTTCCTTTACCCGGACTTTTGTTTTCAAAGAACGAGTATGGTAAACTTACTGATGCTCTTTTTGATTGCGAGAGGAGTACTGAAGTTTGCTCAATAGGGGACGAGAGCCAGCTAGCTCTTTCAAGGAAAGGCGCTACTGCAGCGGGAGAGCGGATGTCGTGGCTAGCAGTCAGACAAGTGTGTAAGATACTATCAGCCGGCTTGTCTGCTTCGTTGTCTGATTTGCTAGGAATGAAGAGGCAGGAAGCCAATCTTGCCTCTTCAAGAAATATAGCTGATCCTGATGAAGACTTTAATGTGAGCGAAGCGGCTGCTTTATATAATCTTGTTCTTAAAAAAAGATTTGGAAGGCTATTTGGCTGTAGGTATTTAAAGAACACCGATACCAAAGTCATAGAATCTGTGGTGGGTGGTCGTTATACTAGAATATCTAATTCTGATTTCTTGTCTATAATTTCCAGTGTTTTGGAATCCTGTGAGCCTAAGTATAACTTTCACTCTGCATCTGTATCTGGAAGAAAGCTTTGCTTAACTTATTCTAAGGCTAAGAGCCTGCCTTGCGGTTTAACCTTAGGAATAAAAATTATAAATAGTGAAATAGGTGACTCGTCTATAAAGGCATCTATAGCTTTAATAGACGGTAATGGTAATACCATGACGTCTTCTTACGATAAGTTGTCTAGGGTATCCCATTCTGGAAGGGACCTATCTAACAAAGTATCTAAATTAATAGGAGACGTGTTAGAGAAGTCAGGGGCTTCTGTTTATAGTGAAGAGGCTTTAAGTCTTAGGATAAGCGAAGCTGGATCTAAGCTTTTAGGGTTTACTGGCGATAACGAAGACAGCGCCAAGTTCTATAGGTTGATTGATTTTTTAAATACAAAAAATGGTTTAACTTATTCAATGGCAAAGAGATGCATTTCAGCAACATTGACTGGAAGCAGTGCGGACACGCACAACTTTAATATGCTGGACAGGTCAAAGCTTTGGCCATTGAAGTCGGCAATGTCTTTAGTGTTTTCAATCATGAATGAAAGCCGCATTAATTTTGCGGATAATTTTTACCTTAGGGACAGGTTTGAAAAGGTTGCTTGGGGTATTTTTTTTAATAAACTAAAAATACCTACTTCTGATTTGTAGGTTTGTGTATGATTTTTTTTAACTAAAGGAGAGCCATGAGCATTAATAAGTTATCTACTATTGAAGACAGCACTAAAAAAATAGCGAACATTCAGGAGGTTAAGGAGATGTCTCCAGTTGACGCTATAAACTCAATGGACCCTCTGCTGCGTAAAGTGTACGACGCAGAGGTGGAGGCTTACAGAGAGTTCAGAGGCGACTACGTAATGTTTAATTACGCTAGGGGTAAGGTAGCTTCAGAAATACTAAATAATCCGAAACATGGGGCAGGGGCCATAGAGAAGTTATCTATTGCCTTGTCCGTTGATAAGAGCACCATGTATAAGACGGTAGTTTTTAATTCAATGTACGAGGAGGATGATTTAAAGGAAGTTCTTCATAAGGCAAAGAGTAATGAGTTTAATTTAACTTGGTCTCATTTCGCAGCCGCTGTGCATGTACCTTGCTCTACTAAACCAGGACAGGACCCACATGAAGGGCGCAAGGAAGTTATAGACTTCGCCATCGAGAAGCAGCTTTCTGTTAGGGATTTAACTGAGCACATTAAGGACAGTTTTGGTGCAGCAGCAGATAGGGGTAAGCCGATTCCAGAGGCTAGAGTTAATAACTCAGTACGCAAGTTAAATTCGTCATTCAAAAGATTTAATAATAAGTGCATGTCTGATTTTAAATTCTTAGAGGAGCACTTTCACGAAGTAGTTTCTAAGTCAGAAGATTTGGAAGGAATAAAAGAATCGCTTGCTTCTTTATTTACTGACATGTCTGTGCTTAGAGAGAACCTTAAAAACTGGGTTGAGTATATGGAGTCTATTCCTGCTCAGTTAGAGAAAGAGAAGAACGCGCGTATAGCGGACAATGCAAATAACAACGGCATAACAATCATAGGAGTAAAGCCGCAAGCTAAGCCCGAAAGGTCTAACGCATGAGTATTACCGTATGCTGCCTGCTTTACGGAGATTACCCAGACCTAGCTCTAAGGTGTTTGGGTCCTGTAAGTAAGTTAAAGGGGAGTGTCTCTGATATTAGGGTAGGTTGTAATGAGGTTTCAGAGAGAACACTAAAAGTTCTCTCTGACACTTTACCTGTTGATAGTAGTTTAACTATTATAAAGGAAAGCCCTCAGATATATAAGTATCCAATGATGGCTAAGCTTTTTAATGTTAAACCAATACTGAGTGATTACGTAATGTGGTTTGATGACGATAGTTATATATCGCATGAAAATCCGGAGCAGTGGATAAGGAACGTTGAAGATTTTATGTCGAGGTCCAAAGCCGACATGGCTGGATCTTTATATGTGGTACCTTCTTCAAAAAACCAAATTGAGTGGAGACGCCTCCATTGCTCATGGTATACGGACAACAATACAGAACATCAGTCTAGGTTTGCTACTGGGGGGTGGTGGATTATAAAATCTGACGTTATTAAAAAGTATGGGTGGCCTCACCCTATGCTTGTACACAGAGGAGGTGACGCTCTCTTAGGGGAGCTCATGAGAAGTCAAAATTTAAAGTTAGCAAGTTACAGATCCGGAGTAGCCATAAACGCAAATTCTTTTGGCAAAGAGTCCGCTTCCGAGAGGAGAGGGTATGACGAAAAACCAATAGGGTCCTAGTTAAATATGCGTAGGGAGTTAAAATGATTAATGTAGAGGTAGATGACGATAAAGTTAGAGTATCAATTTCAAAAATAAATGATTGCAGGGAAAGAGTTATCCTAGCTCTTACACCATACATAGGAAATACCATTGAAGGAGACTTGTTTGATAGGGCCTCAGCTTCTTTAGGGCTATGCTTTCCTAAAAAATCTATAAGTGTTTTATGTGTCAAGAACATGCTAATACCATATGTAAGGGAGAAGCTTACATCAGAAAAAGCTCAGGTTCTAGCTAAGAAGATAGCGGGTAATATGGATTTAGTTTTAAGTGGCGTATCTGTTACCAGCATGGATCTTACTAGTAGGTCTGGATGGGGTTTAGTAAGAATAGGCGATGTAGAGGTATGCTCTAGGACCTCTAAAAACGGTAGCGTTTATAATGGCGCATACCTTAATTTAGAAGTTCTTTCTGGTCCTTGCAGCTCTGTAAAGTATAGGAAGTTCTGGTCTAAGGACATGATAAACTATGCCAAGTATAGAATGGGATTTAGCGCTCCTACAAAAAGAGACTCTGGAAAATACCCTTACTCTTCTGAGTACGGCCTATTCAATTTACATTTTATGGGGTTCTTTGATCACACTTGCCCGACTTATGATGGGGGTGTCGACTATACTAGGTTTCTATGCACTCCGTATTTGATTGCAAAAAACAAGGATATTATAAAGAAAAGACTGAGAAACATGCACAGGGGGTTTACTTGTCCTAAAGGTTATGCTGCTTCAGCAAGCTGCAGCATATGTCCTGTAGGCTTAAACGAATGTCCCGCAGCTACCCATAGTTACTCATACGTTCCTGGGGTATGTCCTAAGTGTAAAATTAAATCTTGGATGGATGCAGAAGATTCCGCCTATTGTGTAAACTGCAGAATATCGTTAAGCTTACAGATCGTAAGTTCTAATTTTTAGTTTGATATATCGTGAAAGGGAGATATGGCTACCAATATTATAGGGCATCCGGACAAGCGTCGTTACAACCCTTCTAGGGATATAGCTTATTGTTGGCCTAATATACTTAAGTCTTCTTTAGATAGGGTAAGCGAGGGTAGCGGTGCTCCTTGGTTTATAGATCACCTTAATCTTAATAGCATAACTAACGAAGAGCTTTGTAAAGTTTCAGCAGGTTTAGCTAAATATATGGCTATGTGTAACAACCCCAATGAATGTCCAAGTGATGTTAGGGAAGCCATTAAAGCTTCGGGATTGCTCGAATGCGGTAGTGACGCCCGAACAATTGTTTATGCAGCTTTGGGCGAAACTATGTTAATAGCTTTTTTCTTGGCTATACGCGATGTACTTGTAGAGGACGAGCCTTCTCCTTTATCGGATGCTAGGCTAGCTCAAAAGATCAAAGAATCGACAGATGCCATTACTAAGAAAAGAGATTCTTTTCTTAGTAGGGTTGCTATGTCTTTTAGATTACTTTTCCCCAGTAGCTATTAAAGGATACAGATAATTAATACTCTTTCCGACAAGTGGATGTCTAATACAGTTAAAAAATTGGGGGGTCTTCCTTTAAACTACGTTGTATTTGATGTAGAGTCTACTGGGCTGGATATGCACAACGATGTAGCAATTCAGCTAGGATATGCTTTAGTTATCAATAAGAAGATAGTAGACTGCTCTTGCTATGTAGCGGATTGGACTCATGGCCGACCCTCAGACTTCTGTGATTGGTTAGACGTTAGGATGAAGAATACTAAAAAAAATATGGAGAGCAAGGCGGGGGCTGGTTCTTACAGACACAGCCTAGAGAGAATGAAGTCTTCTGGCATTCCCGCATGTGACGCTTTTCTTAGTTTTATAGACACAATTGAATTTTGTAAATCCTATAACTTTAGCTTTGTAGCGCACAATGGTTTAAAATTTGATCAGCCTTTATTAGACAAGTGCGCTAAGCAGCTGTGGGGAGAGTCGTCTGGGTTTAATGTAGGGGAGAAGTATTTTGACACTATGGCTTTAGAGCGAGGGTGCCAAAGTATGATAACGCCAGACTCCTTAGATAATTGGTTTTCTTTTACTAAGAGGATGATTAACGAAGGCGGTAAATTTTACAGCTCTCTTTCTAATCACTGCGACAAGAAGTACAACCTCATAGATAAGCACAATTTAAGGGGCAGCGCCCACGAGGCTGACTTTGATTGCAAGCTTACCCATCATCTTTTCGAAGAGTTTAGGGTAATGGCGGAAAGAGGGGATAACTAATGAAGCAAGATATACAGCGTATTCCTGAAGCAATGGGTTTTAAGGTCGATACAGAAAAACCTTTAGGATCTAAGACTATACTGGGTTTAGACTTAGGCACATCTTGCGGTTATGCTTATTGTTTTATTGACAAGGAAAGTACAGTTAAGCCTAAAATATATGCGGGTCAGCTAGACTTGTCAGCTGGTCCCTACGATTCAGGGGCTATAAGATTTGTAAAGCTTAGGCATTTTCTAGCTGCCATAAAACCAGATTTAGTAGCGTTTGAAGATGTAAGGTATACGCCTGCTAATACGGGGTTTCAAAGTGTAGGTGCCATCATAGCTAGAGCCGCTACGGCCTGTGAGTGGTTTGGTGCTCTAAAAGCCACTATGGCTACTTGGTGCGAAGCAAGGGGAATTCCTAGTACGGGTATACCTATAGGTACTATAAAGAAGCGGGCCACCGGAAAAGGGAACGCTAATAAAGTCGACATAATAACTGCTTGTAATAAAGAATTTGGAATGGATTTTGAGACTGATGGTTATGAAAACTCAGGAGTTGATAACATAGCCGATGCTGTATATGTATGCTCCTTGCTGCTGGAGCAGTATGGTGATGGCGTGCTTTTTGAAAGGAAGGCAGATTGTGATTAAGGAAATCCCCCTTAGCTTTTTAAATAACGAAATGAACCACATGGCGGCTCTTAGACTTTCTTTTTTGTTTGCCAACTCTGCTAAAGAGGACGTAAACAGAATGGCAAAAAAGTTAGGTATGAGCAAAGCGGAGGCTGCGGAGATTTTAGCTAGATTAACCAGAATAGCAGAAGCTCAGCCGTCTTTCACTTTACGTAATCAAAAAGATTTTTCTGAAATGTATAAAAGAGCAATATCTTTAAAAGTTAAAGTAAACAAAGTAGATATGGGTAACGCTAAGCCATTAGTAAAGGTAATAGACAGGTTAAAGGAATGTTTTCGAATAGACGTAGGATATAAGAATAATTTATCTTCGGAAGTTCCTACTGTTTTTTTTGGGGATAGGGATAACTTAGACGATAATATTAATTATATATTAGACCGCTTGGCCTCTCAAAAAATATGCGTGATGCATCTCAGCGGTAAAAATTACAATAGGACAATAAACAAAAACTATGTAAGATTTAAGCCAAGTGATTGGGTTGGTCGAGTAAAGTGTAAAAAAACATTTTCTGAATTTTTATCTAAGGCCAGTAAGTTAAGGCCGGTAGAGGTCGTTATAGTTGATGAAATAGCTGACTGTTATGCTAGGCCCGCTCCTGACGGCTTTTCTAATTGGGGGAGGCTCGAGGACGCTTTCTACTCTTTTGATTACTGTAAATCAACTACTAGACCAAGGAACATAGTATTATTAGCTTTTCATGTTCGTAAGGGTATTCATGAATCCTCTAATTCTTCTAACACCATGGATAAGTTTTTTAGTGTCGCTAACCCTATAACATGTTCACTTGAAGACGGTATCATTCACTTAGTGGACCGCTGCCAGAAGGTGTTTAGTTTAAAAAAGGAATTATAATGACAATAGCATTTGGGAAATCTGAGCCTACTTTAGACAAACAAGCTATATTGTCTATTATAGGTAATAACCCTAATACAGTTATAGAGGGTGACGTACCTGCTCAGTGCGGCGTACATTTCGGAAATTCAGACTTAAGCATTTCTGAACTTAAAAAGCTACCGGCTTTAAAAAAAGTAGAGATTGCTCACTCTATATCAGAACTCTCCAAAGAATTTGTATTCTTTAACCATACTATGCTTTTTTCAAAAGGTGGTCTTGATTTCGATATTATTAGAGAATATCAAGCGTGGAAAGGCCGAGATGATATAGTTAACTATATATTGTTTAACCGACCATTATTCACGAATCTCAACTTTTCAGATGGTACAGGCAATCATGATAATATGTTATGCTTTACTAGTGTGGAGCATTGGGCTGAGATAGAAAATACTATAAAAGAGTTTACTATAATAAACAGGCCTAAGGATTATTTGTTTACTTGTAGCATGACAAAAGTTGCTACCCCTGATCCCAAGAATCCTTTTTTAACTATAAACCCTTATGTATGGGAGCTTAACGGATCTAACACTAGTTGGGGTTATGAGGGATGGCCGGTGCCTAGGCTGTTTAAAAAGCCATATGACATTAAAGCTCTTAATCTTTTAAATGTTATGAAGGAGATAGCATGAGTGATACTGAAGGAAATCAAAATGGGTTTATATATAGAAAAACTAAAACTTTTATGGAAGACCGAGTATACGAGAGGCCTGCAGGCGCACCGCCAGATGATTGGCGTCTTTTAAAGATAACAGAACCTTTGGACGATACTATAAACGAGTGGGTATTAAAAAACAAATTTACTATATCTACAGTATCCGCTCCCGGAATAGACAGTAGGTGGCTAAACAAGGATATGACTAAGCGTTCCGTCATAGTTGCTGTAACTGTTGTTTACGAGGGAAGCAAGGATGGAAGTTGGCCAGAGCGAAAGTAGTCTAGGTAATCCTTCTTATCATAAGTATCATCTTGTGGTTACTAGGGCTCATGGGGGTCCAGAGTGCCATACTTTTGATACTTTAGATGAATTGAAAGAAGCTCTAGGACTATATCATGGCCAGAGGGTATCTTGCTTAGTATTTGAAGGGGAGCGGTGGAATATCTCCACCTACCCTAGAAGACTCCTTAGACCCGATGGTTCTGTGGAGTGCGATATAAGCCCAGCGCCTAAAGAAATAGTTCCGGATCTAGATGGTTTTTTGTTTGACGACGCCGACGTTATTGATGACGAAGATATTGAATTTTTTAAATAACATTTCGCTTTTCACCTCTATTAAATTAACCCCATAAACGCGTCATAATTATATGGCTACTATAGCCATGAGGAGGATTATGTATGCGTAATTTTCTATGGGTGATAGTTCTATTGATGGCTATGGCAGCGGCTAGTTCCGATTTTGGGGCTGGGGCTGTAATAGCATGGCTAGCCTGCATGCTCGCAAGCGTAGCGGCCAAGACTAGGTCCTCTAGGCCCACATCTAACAGAAGGGGCTCTAGAGACAGACTAGAGTACATAGAGCCGGAGGAGTCTTGCGTGGCTCCTCCTAAGTTCTGTAGAAGTTTGAACGGCGACCCTTTACAAAGGGTTCGCAAGTTCAAAAGGGTAGGCTCCGACCTCGTAGTATGGTTGGAATCTACTCCAGTGGTGGTTGAAGTAAAGGCCCCATTGACTTGGAGTCAATGGGGTAAATCGCTGGTGGGGCTTACGCCTGCATCCAGCAAACCCCGTCCTATGGGTCCCGTCAGGACGAAGGTAATCATGCCCTGGGACAAGGAGAAGAAAGTATGGAAGCTGTTCAAAGTACCCGTCAAGGGTGCACTAAAATAACAAACACCCAAAAGAAGGTGGCCGCAAGCCCCTTCGATCTCCCAACCGATTCCGGTCTGGGGTGGGTTGTGTATACCCCTAGTGGGTTTACGCAAGTTTTCCCGTCTTACCCCTTACCGATGGGCAAGGTAGGGGCCCTAGTTCGATTCGGTGATCGAACGGTAGGCTTATTCAAAACAGACTCATCTGGGAAATGGGGGCTAACCCATATGGGTGATCCAGTTGTAAAGAGAGGGTGGCATCGCCCTTTAAGGGATGCTTCTTTGGAGGCGTCTGTTAGGGCAGAAGCAATTCTTCTCTTAGGCGAACCTCCTCTAGACGCAGGAACTGCGGAAGAGCCTGGGCTCTTTGTCAGCTTCCCAGCTGATCAGGTGCCCTCTTTCGAAAGGGTTGTTGGAGGTCCTTTAGGGGTAGAACCTCTAGAAGTTTTTAAAGGTGACCCCGATGATTCACCAGAAGAGACCTACCTACATTTGGTAGAGGCTCATAGGTTTGGCGGCAAGGTCTTATTACCTAAGGCGATAATTTCGCCAGAGGTAAAGGGTACCCGCCATCTATACCATATTATGGGGAATCTGCTTTCTACCAGCGCTACGACTGGTGGCAAGGAGAGAGGTCAGATCTCATCGGTTCAGGTCTTCTTAGCAGACGATTTGAAAAGTCTTGGATTTTCCAAGAAATAAAAATAAAAAAAACTCTAGCACTCGGTGTTAGAGTTTTTTTTTAGCTATTGGACACGTGTAAATTATAAATCATATTGATTATGTACCCTAGAATCAGTAAAAGATAAGGTAGGCTAATATTACACTATTAAAGTAAAGGCAAAAAAATGGCGCATTCAGGATTATCCCCAGTGTCTGGTGGATCTACTATAGACCATTCCAGTCAAGTTACTAAGATAATAGTAGACCCTCATGAGGCAGATTCTTTTGTTATAGATTTAAGTGCAACTGGGGGCATTTCAAAAAAGTATTCTGTCAGTGAAGACAATAGCCAAGAACTAAGGGCTGCCGGTAGAGAGGATAGATCTAAGATGATAGCCAACTCTTTAAGAAGATTCTCAGCACAGTCAGAAGTAAACGCTGCCCCGCCTGCATTAGGAAAGGTTTCTTCTACTGTAGACGGAGGCAACCATGTCCATCCTTCAGCGGAGCTTCCTGATTCCGCAGTTATACCTCCATCGGTTAGGGTATATTTCGATCTTCCTGGTTTGGCTAGCCTTAACTATAAGTATCACGGAGCTTCTGTAGTCACTGGTTATCTAGTACTTACTACTGATATGCGATACGCAGGCCCTGGGGAATTCTACCCGTTTACTAGCAACAGCCATATTGCAGGGGATGCCCCTCCCCAGATAGGCGTAATGGTAGATGGAATAGATAGGCTGTTTGCTATAGTTCCCCCTGTCATAAAGCACAAGTTCGGACCTTATGAACATTGCATTCTTCCCATATCTCAAGAAAGAGATTTACCTAAAGAGTTAAGAAGAAAGCTCGAAGGTTCTGAAAAAGTAGAGGCGTCTCCACAAGCGGTTGAAGAGTCTACAAAGACTGGCCTACCAGAACTAGACGAAGGCGTACTATAATCTATTTGCTTTTAAAGCAGCTAATTTTTGTTACCGTTAGGAGAGTGCATGTCAGATTTTAACGACGGAACTGTAGGAAAGGGTTGGTCTTTAAACAACCCAGGAAGTGAGCCTTTCCCAGATCCTTTTATGGATTATGCTTCTACAGTAATGCCTGAAAACATTAGGGACGCTTTAAAGTATTGCGAATTTATATTTAACTCTAACTCTATGATTAGAGAATCCGCTAGAAGAGTTCTAAGTTACTTCATAACAGATATAGAGGTTAAGGGTTTAAACGGAAAAGACATAGGGGATGACGAGAAAGAAAAGTACGAAGATTTTATGAATGAGTCTTTAGACATAAAGACTGTAATGCACTCTGTTGGCTTAGATTACCTTTGTTACGGCAATAGCTTTACTACTTTAATAGTACCATTTAGGCGATACCTAAGCTGCCCTAAGTGCAGTCTTGACGTACCTCTTCGTCAAATCATGTCCGAAACTAATTATAATTTTAAGTGGAAAATGCCTGAGTTTAGCGCGGTATGCCCTAAGTGTAAATACGCGGGAGCATGGAAAAGAACGGACAGAAGAACAAACGAGCCCGATGAGGTTAGAGTTAGAAGATGGCCAGCCATAGAGATGGAAATTAGGTACGACCCTATCCGAGATAACAGGGACTATCTGTGGAGAATACCGGAAGACTATAGGACCCAAGTCAAGAGGGGGGATCCCCAAGTACTTGAGACAGTACCGTGGGAAGTGGTAGAGGCCGTACAGGCTAATGGATTTTTGCTATTTGACAAAGGCGCAATTTACCATATGTATGAGCCTACGCTTTCAGGTATTAGGTCTAGAGGATGGGGTATATCTAGAACGCTAGTTAATTTTAGGCACGCTTGGTATTGTCAAGTACTTCACCGATACAACGAGGCTATAGCCTTGGATTATGTAATACCTTTTAGGGTATTGAGCCCAGCCCCTAGTCCGACTGCTATGCCAGAGGGCGGCGATCCCTTAATGAATATGGACTTAGGCGGATTGCGGGGTCAGGTTCAAGCTATGCTTAGGAAAAGAAGAAAGGATCCAGCTTCTTGGCATTTCCTTTCTACTCCTATCCAGTATCAAGCTTTAGGTGGTGAAGCTAAAAATCTAGCTCCTAATGATCTTATGGAGTCAGGTATAAATATGCTTCTGAATGGGTTCGGCATGCCAGCAGAGTTATACCGTGGCAGTTTAACCATGCAGTCGGCTCTTCCGGCTATAAGGCTTTTTGAGTCAAGCTGGGTTTATTTAGTTCATTCTATGAATGCATTTTTGCGTGAACTGACTAAAGACATAGGAGATGCTTTTGGCTGGGAGCCCGCTTCTTGTAAATTTATTAAACCTACTATGCTTGATGACGTCCAGTTGGTTATGAGCAAGATGCAGCTGATGCAGGCTCAGCAAGTAAGCCAGACTGGCGTATTAAGAAGCTTAGGTATGGACTTCAAGGATGAGCAAAGGCAGATAATGCAAGAAGAAAGGTTCAAGCAAGAAGAGCAGGCTAAAATGCAGGAAGCCATGGATAAGTCGTCTCTTAAAGAACAGATGGCTCCGCCTGTAGCCACTCAGATAGCACAAGGTGGGGATCCTGCTGCTGCAGGTGCACCTCCCGCTGGCGGTGCTCCGGCTGCTGGTGGTGCTCCTCCCGCGGCAGGTGGTCCTGCTTTGGGTCAGGGGGGAGGTCTTCCGGCTCCTCAAGGTCCAGCAGGTGCTGCCGCTCAAAACGTCTCTTTGTCTACTCCTACAGCTCCAGGGGAGAAGGTTACTCCTCAGGATATGCAAGCAAAGGCTGAGAGTATAGCTAATCAGTTGTTAGCTATGCCTGAATCGCAAAGGCAGTCTGAGATGACTAAGTTAAAGTCTCAGGACCCTGTGATACACAGCTTAGTAAAACAGACTATAGTTAACATAAGACAGCAGGCACAGAGTGCGGGCGCTAGGTCTATTATGCAGCAGCAATACGGCGTTATGTAATATTGTCATAAATTTGTTATGGGGTATAATGCATGGAGGTAATAAGCAGTTTTATAAGCATGGTGCTGGATATATCATCTAGTAAAATGCAAGGCAGTAAGACAGACATGCCGATAAACAAAGAACACGCTGTTTTTTTAGACCTGCACAATAAGACTAGGGAAGTTTATAACTTAAACCCTTTAGAAGAAGATAAGGGGTGTTTGTTAGTTGCACAGTCCCATGCTACTTGGATGGCTAGGGCGGCCTCTTTAAGCCATCTAGGCTTTAGTTTTTTTGGCCCACCTCAAAGGCTAGCAGTCATAGGAAAGGAGCCCTCTAGGATAGGCGAGTGCATATCTTTTTCTAGATCTTTATCGGCTTCTGATGTAATGAAGCAATGGTTTAATTCTAGTACCCACAAAAACATAATTTTAGGAAACTATAGTAAATTTGGTGTAGGTACTGACACATGCGACCAAGGGTATGTTTACTGGTGCGCTATATATACAGACGGAACTACAACTGCCTCATCTCCAATTCTACAGTTGTCGGATAGTTTAATAGAGCCTAAATAAATAGAAAGGAAAGACATGACAGAGGTTATGGTAGGTACAGTAGCTTCGCCTTCTCTACGCAACGAAGGCTGGAAGACTTTGCAATCTTTGTTTCTTGGCAAATCTGAATCCGTAAAAATATCTAAATTTGTATCGTGTAGCCGAACAGACCCAGAGATATGGGCCAGTGAAGGTTATACGGTTATAAGCTCTACTAAGACAAATTTTGGAAGAGCATATGCTATTATGAAATTAGTGGAACATTTTAAGGATAGCAATTTTGACTGGTTACTCCTTTTGGATAGTGATGCTTTTCCATTTGCCCCTGATTGGTTCAGGATATGTACTTCAATGATGGAGAGCAGAGGTAAGTTTGGGGTGTCCGTTGTCAGGCATGAGAACTTTGAAAACACTCCTAGCCCCTGTGTTTTCTTTGTAAACAGAGCCGTACTTAAATTAGGTTTGGCATTTGATGCAGTAGAGTCTATAAATCCTTTAGGCGATACGGTAGAGGACATAACCGTAACCAGCCCTCAAATAAGGGATTCTTTAGTACCACTTGTTAGAACTAATAAAATTAATTACCATCCGCTATTTGGCGGCACTTACGGTAGGATGTTTTACCATCACGGTGCGGGTAATCTTGGATCGGACTTGACTAGGGTAGCTACATCTGGAATGTGCGATCATTTTATCCCAGTAAAGGGTCATTCTAAAATAGAAGAGGCCATGTTTGCTAGAATACAGGACACGCCAAAAGAATACTTAAACGAATTAATAAATGGCATACCATTATCCACATGATACTTATTAATTTTTTCAAATGGTTTAAAGATTTTAAATCTGACAAGCCTTGGCTTATAGTCGGCAAGGGTCCTTCTTTTGACAGAATAGGTGAAGTGGATTTAACTCAATATAATGTTATTGGTCTTAACCATGTTATCTATAAGATAGACTGTTTGCTTGGAAGTATCATAGATGTAGATGTGATACAAATGTCGGAAGAAAGACCTAAATGCCTACATATTGTAACACCTTGGTATCCGCATATAAACTTTAAGCCAACTAGAAAGAGTATAGCTGATTTTATTGGCGAGCCTTGGTGTGATAAAGTGGGTACGTCTCTATGGTATAACAGCAGTAGATCCAGTAGAGATAAGGCTCCTTCTGGGGGCCCTATAGTAACAGTAAAGTGTTTTAACGCAGTTGCGGTTGTTAATCTTCTGGGTTCAGTAAAAGTAAAAGAAGTTATGACAGTAGGGGTAGACGGGGGCAAGGAGTATTCTAAGTTTTTTAAAAAAGACACTCTCTTATCTAACGGTAGGGAATCTTTCGATTGTCAAAGCAGTGAATTTAAAAATTCTAAACGTAATCTAGGTATATCAGTCATTCCGTTATTCAAAAAGATTAACTAAAAATAATGAGAAGTATAATATGAGCTACTTTTCCATAATTACCCCTACTCATGACGCTTCTCATTTACTCAGAGCAGCAGCTTCTTTAGAGGCTCAGGCATTTAAAGATTTTGAGTGGATAATCTTGCCCAATAATGGGGCTAGGCTTCCTGATTTAGACAAGCTACCTAATTGTAAAATAGTTACTTCTAGTGATGAGTTGTCTAAACGTATTGGGTTGTTTAAAAAAGAATGCTGCATGGCTGCATCTGGCAATGTTATAGTAGAGTTAGATCATGATGACGAGCTTACTCCTAATTGCTTAGAGGAACTTTACAAAGTTTTTTCCGAAGAACAGTCTATAGACTTTGCTTACTCTAATCATATTACATTTGACGCTAACTTAAACTATTCAGTTTTTACCGGTGGTGGCTGGAGCAGTCGAGACTTTGATTACAAAGGTAAAACTATTAAAGAGCAGATTGCGTTTGCTCCGTCTGCGTGTTCTTTTTCAAAAATATGGTATGCTCCTAACCATGTAAGATCTTGGAAAAAATCTTTTTATGATAGCATAGGTGGTCACGATGCTTCTTTATCAGTTTTAGACGATCAAGATTTACTTTCAAGAACTTATATAGATGGTAATGTTAAATGGGTAGATAAATGTTTATATGTTTACCATGTTCACGGAGCAAACACCTGCTACGGGGATGGAAATGCTTTTATACAAGAAGAGACTCTAAACATACATGACAAGTATATATATCAGATGGCAGAAAAATGGGCGGATTTAAACGGTCTTCTTAAAATAGATCTTTGTGGGGGTTTAGCTGGGGAAAGGGGTTACACTACTATAGACCGTAAAAATTCCGACATCATTCACGACTTAGATAAGCCTTGGCCATTTAAAGATGGGGAGGTTGGGGTTATAAGGGCGCATGACTCTATAGAGCATTTGATTAGTCGTATACATACAATGCTAGAGGCTAGTCGGTCTCTGGCTCCTTTAGGGTGGTTCCTAACTCAAACTCCATCTACTGACGGTAGAGGGGCATTTCAAGACCCTACTCACGTATCTTTCTGGAATAAGAATTCTTTTTGGTATTACACTAATGAAATTCACGCTAAATATATAGGTCTTCCTGCATTATTCCATGCCAGCAGAATAAAAGATTATTACCCCAGTCAATACTGTGTAGAAAATAAAATATTGTATACTAAGGCGGATTTAATTAAGCTTCCTAATAAGGAATCATCTATAGTGGTACCGGGCCACCAATATTGAAAGGGTATATTATGTCAGAAGTAGTTAAGATTTTTGTTGGAACAGAGGTTAAAACTAAAATAGCTTTAGACGTTTTGTCTTATTCTATAAAGTCTAGATCTTCTTTGCCTGTAGAGATAACCCCTATGATAGGGGAAGGTTGGGAAGTACCTAAAAATCTACACCAAGGTACGGGTTTTAGCCTGAGGAGGTTCATGATACCAAAGGCTTGCGGCTTTGAGGGACACGCTATTTACCTAGACGCAGATCAGATTGTTCTTGGGGATATAGCGGAGCTATGGGGTTATAAGGAAACTATGGGTACGCAATACTCAGTGGCCTGTACTTATCAAAAGGATAAGCATAGTAACTCTCCGTCGCCTCAGACATCTGTGATGCTGATTGATTGTAATATGTGTGAATGGGTTCCTGATGAGCTATGGCAGCTTTTGTTAAAAGGTTATAACTATGCTAAATTAATGCATTTAGGGTTTATGAAAAGTCCTATTTTAAAAATACCTAGTTATTGGAATCATTTAAATACGCACGAGGATACCGTAACTCGTTTGCTACATTATACCAAAGAACCGGAGCAGCCTTGGTATAAACCAGACCATCCTTTATCTGGACTATGGAAAATGGAGTTAATAAAAGCTATAAACGCTGGAGATGTAACAAGGGAGGACTTTGTTAGCGCCTTAGCTCTTTGGAAGGCGCCTAAGATAGACCACAGAAAAACACAAGGGCTTCATCCTTATTATAGTAAGTTTTTGAAGGAGTTTGATAAGCCGAAATAGCTTAGGTGAACTTATGCGCATATCCGATTTGTATAATAAGCACTCAGGGGAGGATATATACGTAGTAGGTACTGGACCCACTTTACGTATGTTACCTAAAGGATTTTTTAATAACAAAACAGCAATAGGGCTTAATCAGGCCTATAAAACATTTGACCTTACTTACGCTATAACAGTTCATCCTGAGTTAATAAAGGGGTACAAAGAATTTGTAAAAGAGGGTAAATGTAAAAAAACTAAATGGGTTGTGTGCTCTGTAAAAATGCCACTTAAGTTAGGACTTAACGATGCAAAATATTATGTATATAATAGAAGCGATGATTGGAAATGTTTTATTAAAAGAACCCCAGATAGCCTATTCTGTGGACGGGGTATTCAGCAGACTGCAATAGATTTAGCTGGAAGAATGGGTGCTACTAATATAGTATTAGTAGGAGTTGATATGGAATCCTTAGGTGGAGATCACCACGGGCACAATCAGCATGTGAGATTTCAGGGTATAAGCCCAGAGGACGTATATAAAGAATATAGGATTTGGACATATAAAGCCAAGAAGTTAGCTAGAGAATATCATGGAATTAGTGTATTATCTCTTTCTCCCCTTTTAGGGTGCGGGGGGTCTATACATAACTCTGACTACGAACAGTTAAGGGTTGAGATGGGGTTGGAACCTTTAGATAAGCCAAAAGATATTTCTAAAAAAAATAGGAAAAGAATCGACCCCGCTTAGTGTTACTTATGTTAATTTATTTTACACAAAGGAAAGAAAAATGGAAAAGAGACACGTTAATCTAATCAACGCAGTAGGGGCATTATCTAATTCAAGCAAGAAAAACAAGCCGTTCCGAGTAGTGACTGTTGGCGATACCGATGGGCAAATATCATTATCTATGATTAAGACTGCTAAGAACTCTGGAAGAACTAACATAGAGTATTTTGCTTTCGATATTCATAATCCCGATGCTGTAGGCGAGCGTTCTGAATCTATTAACCGAGATAGAATAAGGGCACTAGTTGGCTTGGAAGGAGTTAAAAAAACAAGAATTTTAGGTGGGGATAGTGTCAGTAGCATAAGCAAGGTAGCTGGCGACATCATTATCGCTAACATCGTATATATATCAGCGGAATTCGGAGTTAGAAGATTAGCCGCTAATTTACAAGACATACTACCATTCTGCAACGAGAGCTCTGTAATAATGGTGGATTGCCTATTCCCTTCCGACTATTCTAAGGGAAGCGCATTCGTTTTAAAGTCATACGGCTATCTTAAAAAGAAAGGTATAACTGTAGAGGAAGTAGGCCCTGCCGACGAGATTTACCCTTACGATTCTAATGCTGTTACTATACCCCCCGTAGTAAAGATGCTAAAAATAACTTGCAAGTCTCAGGCTACTGAGACGTATTTATCCGGGCTGGCTTCCGCTCTATTAATGGAGGCGTCTCTACAACCTAATGAATCAGTTACAGAGGTATCTGAATTTATACCTGAAAAGTCATTCTTAGAGGATACGTTTAGGTTGGAAGACGTGTCAGCTCCCGAAGAGGCTCCGAAAGTAGAAGAGGTTTTCCATAGTCCATTAGTTGAAGGTAATCACAGTGAATCTAAACCTGCTTTTGAAAGCGTGGAATGGGATACGTCAGCTCTTTCTACGGAAGCCCCCTGTGACACCCCAAGAGCCGAGGGAACCAGTGATACAGCTGGATGCACCTTTCCACCCTCGAGTGGGTGTAGTGATTCCGACGTACAACCAGTTCGATTATGCGAAAATAGCTGTGGAAAGCTGCCTGAAGAACACTGCAAATTGTCTAGTGATTCTTGTGGACGACGGGAGCCCGAAGTGGAATCTGTCGGAATGGGAGAGTTACCCTACCAGCCAGTTAGTGATTCACCGGTTCCCGAAGAACGACAAGAACTTAACGAGGTCGTGGAACAAGGGAGTGGAGATAGCCCTGCAGAACAACTGCCAGATCATAGCAGCAGCAAACTCGGATCTGAAGTTTCCCCCGAATTGGATAAAGGGAGTGCTAGAGGCTCTAGACGCAGGCGCAGGAGTGGTGGGTCCGGTGACGAACGCTCCGGGCCATCGTCCCAGCCAGGACGTAAGGACTAGGATTAAAAAGTATAAAGTAGACGACTCAGACGAAGCTATAGCAGCTACGTCTGAGAAGCTTAATTCGTCTATGTCGGGTAAGAGGGGCAAGGGCCCTTTAAATGGGTTCTGCTTAATAGCCACTGCGGAGACTTGGGTAAAGGGAGCATTCAGGCTTCCAGAGCTATACTTCAACCCTAAATTTAAAATGACGCGTAATGAGGATGAGTTGATGGGTAGATGGAAAGGCTTAGGCATAAGCAGTGCCATAGCCTATTCCAGCTTTGTATTCCATTACAGGGGTGTTACTAGATGCCCTTCAGGCAAGGGTGCAGGTAAAGGGTTTCTTAGAATAAAGAAGAAGTAGGAGAGCCATGCGTTACTGGGAAAGCAAGATAGCGCAGATACCAGAAAAAGATAAGATAGGCATAGCTCTAGTTACTTACAATCAGGGTGATTGTTTAGCTTCTTTAATACACGCTATAAAATCTCAAACTTTTAAGAATTTTAAAATATATATAATGCATGATGGGCCATGGACTTGTGACGATCACAGGGACAAATGCACCAATGCCATAGGCAATGATGCTAGGTTTTCCGTAATATGTACAGAGAAGCGGGTTAATAAGTTTGGCCACAACATGCGCAAAATTGGAATTAACTTAGCTTTAGCCGACGGATGTAATTGGATTGGTACGATGAACGGAGACTGTTGGTATATTCCTGTTTATTTTGAATGGATGCTGTCTCATGCTAACTATAAAAAAGCCAACTTTGTTTATTGCAACATGATACATAGTCACAAGTTATGGGAAGTAATGGATACTTCTATTAACAGGGGCAGGATAGACGGCGGGTGTTTTCTTGCAAACAGCGACATATGTAAGAACGTAGAGTGGAGTGGTACTGACTTTGCTGCTGACTGGCACTATATAGAGAACTTAAAAAAGCAGCCTAATTTTGCTGCAGCTAAAATTAGCAGGTTCTTATTTACGCATAATTAGTTATATGCAGAACGATGATAAACTATGAGAGTTTTAGTTGCTTGTGAGTATAGTGGAACTGTTCGTCGTGCTTTTGCAGCGCGAGGGCACGACGCTTGGTCCTGTGATCTACTACCAGCGGACGATGATTCCCCTAATCATATTATGGGTGATGTTCGTTATCTTATCAATGGACCAGGTGCTAAGACTTGGGATCTAATGATTGCTCATCCGCCGTGTACGTATATGACTAATGCAGGCGTTTGCTGGTTGCATAAGGATCCTTCTCGCTGGGATAAGCTAGGTGAAGCTGCCATTTTCTTTAAAGAGTTATATAACTGCGATGTTCCTCGCATATGCGTAGAGAACCCTATTATGCATAAGTATGCTAGGGCTTTAGTAGGGGTAAGCTATACTCACATAGTCCAGCCTTGGATGTTTGGGCATACTGAGCAGAAGGCAACTTGCTTATGGTTAAAAGATTTACCTCCTTTGGTTAAGACAAGTGATGTAAAGAGTGCTATGATGAAGCTCCCTCACCGAGAGAGGAACAGGCTACATTACTTGCCACCTTCCAAGGATAGGTGGAAGATAAGATCAACGACCTACCAAGGCATTGCAGACGCGATGGCCTCCCAGTGGGGTTAACCATGAAGATAGGGTTCGACTTACAGTACAAGAATCACGATGTAGTATATGCGGCCATGCGGCTTTCCGAATCTCTTGAAGCAATGGGATACGACACTTCTTTCTATAGCAGATCTAAGACTAAAAAGGTTTACGGTTTAGAGTGGGATAATCGCATAACTAGTTACAAGGAAACAGCTTACGAAGATTGGCTAAAGACAATAACTCATATAATATGGCCGGTGCCTCCTACTAGGGAAGCCGTGCAGTTAGTAGGTAAGGGTATAGTAACTATCTCTTTAGCTCCGTGGGACTGTCTTCCCTCTTTCGCAAAAAAGTCTCTAGGCTTGTGCGCTCATGTTATATCTCCGTGTGAGGATAACACTTCTTCTCTTATACGAGGCATTGGCCTAACAAACATATCTACCATCAAATGGGACAGCCATCTTCCAATAACTAAAAAATTAAAGGGCTCAGTTAACTTAAAGAATCCTAGAGTTCTAGTACCGCTACAATCTAGCCAAGGGCTTAGGTGCGATCTAGACTCCATGTTCAGAATCATTAGTGGCGTAAGGGACAGATGCTCTGGAGCGGTTATAACAATACTTCACGACCCTAAAGAGTCTATGCTTTGGGAGGTCTATAGAGAGCTAAGAAGGTTTATCAACAAGCAGCCTCTAGACGGTAGCATAAATGCCACAGCCTGTGGCAGGTCTCCCAATAGTGCTCTGATCATGTACGGCAATAGCGATGTAGTACTATGGCCTGCAGAGATAGAGGGTTTTGGATTAGTGGGTATAGAGTCTTTGTATATGGGAACACCTGTTGTGGCCTATGACTCACCTCCAGCTTCAAGTATAATAACTAATGGAGTAAATGGTTTACTAGTACCGTGTAACCTTGGGGGTTTAGGTGGTTTAACTGTATTTGCAGAGGCCAACGTTAAAGACTTTGTAGAGATCTCGGCATCTGCAATTAATAACCATTTAGTGGAGCTTAATAAAAAAGCGGGATCAGGGTTAACGGCAAGAAGGAGTAAGTTTAATTCATCTTGGCGTAAGGTAATAGAGGGTTAACACATGGATGTCCTAGCCGTAAGACAAGAAGAGAAGCTATGGGGTCGCAACCATATCATTCATTTGGATAACTCCTTTCAAATATGCCATATACACATTCTTAAGAACGGATACTGCTCTAATCACTTTCACCAGCATAAGTGGAACCAATTCTATATAGTCTCGGGTAAGCTAATGGTTAGCTGTTACAACCCAGATGGTACCATAAAGAGTACCATCATTCTTAGACCTACCGAATGTATCAAGATACCTCCTGGCCTAAACCATAAGTTCGAAGCTATAGAAGAGACTGAGGCTTTGGAGATCTATTGGTCTGAGCTATCTGAGCACGATATTGTGCGTACAGACATAGGCGGCATCAAGTCTTAATCCGGCTCATAATCACGTCATAATGAATTGAATATAGGTAGTGTTCAGGGATCCTAGGTGGGTTCCTGCACTGCCGTGCATTCGGCGGGCTGGTATGCCCTCTACATAAGGAACAATACCATGGGTACGATTTCTAGCGCTAGGTTTCGCCTTTTAGCTGGAGCAGTTGCCTGTTCTTTGATGGGGCTAATTGCCCTAGCTAAATGGCAGGTAGGCAGTGAAGGTTGGGGATGGTACATGCTACTGACGGGGATTGCTGCAATAGGTGTAATTTATACCACGTTAATCGGAACGGAGATCAATCTCTCCGTTGGGGTTAAGGGCGGATTGCCGTTGATGATTCTTTCGGTTTCGGAGTATCTGGAGGAGGCACCTCCAGGGTGGGTTCCCTCTGAGGGAGACACCGAAATTCATAACCACCTTAGGGTTGTATGGGAAGCCAGAACTCCCAGTTCTTGGGAGTAAACCCATTGTCCTGAGCAGGACGTTAAACTGCTCTTTTTTTAGCTATTAGCCAGTGGAGACGCCTCCACTTAATCCGATCTATAAGTGCGTCATAATATAATGGTTACCCGTACCTATTAACAACGGGAGCGAATCTATGAACTTATCGTGGATCGCTTAGGCTTATCAGAAGGAAATATGATATGAGTTCTTTCACATCAGTCAGGCCGGACGCATCTTGGTACACAATTGAAGAGGTGGAAAAGGCTATACGCTTTAACGGTGGGGTGCTCGCGTCCTACGGTTTCGGGTTCACGTGCCCGGAATATCCAGATGATGGGCTGAAGGTAGGCGTCTGGAGCATCCGACTAGTTAACCGTCAGGGCATGGGGAATCACGGCTCGTACGTGGCTATAGCTACAACCCCAGAAACCTACAAGTTTCAGATGGGCGAAACTCTAAAGGGTCTAAGGGCAACG